TTTCGGTCATATTAACCAATCGAGTGGTATGTCATGGTAAGACGTCCATGGAATGTTATGTTTCTCACACCACATTGCATAAGTAGTCTTACTCTTTTTACTTATTGTATTATAAGGTGCTTGGAATACCATACGTAAATCCATGTCAGGATTATCTTTCTTTACAGCCAAAATCTTCCTGCGGTCTGCCGCATCCCAATAGCCTTTAGCTTCGAGATATGTATGATTAGGTAACACGAAGTCAGGAGTATAATGATGCTGAATTGTGTATGATACTTTCTCAGATTCATATTCATATGAGATCCCAAGGGTGGTAAGGAGAGTAGCTAGTCTCTCCTCTAATTTAGATCTATACTTAGAAGTCTTCTTCGTCATCTTCAACTGAGCTAGGTGTAGTATCAGGTATTATATTAGGATCGGCTGCTTTAAATCCTGCAGACTTACCAAATAACTCGGCTACTTCGTTTGCGTCCATGTCACCTGTGTCTACTCCTGCCTCACCTTTTACGGAGATAACTTGTACACCAACCAACTTAAGAGAACTACCATAGGTAACTCCATCTCGGAGGATATAAGGCTTTTGATAGAAGCCAAGCTTAACAGTAGATCCTGCATATAGAGGTGTTTTAGTATCGGTAACTTGAGTACCCTCCGTATCGACTACTGGAGGACGAGTCTCTTCATTCCAAGAGAACTTGATTTTATATTTACCATCTGCTACTTCTTCCCATGGCTCAGGCTTGAGCGTGGAACGTTTAGGGTTCTTGAGCTTAGACTCTGCCCATTTAAGGACCTCAGCTCGCTCATCTTCTAATTTGTCGATAACTTTAGTATCAACTACAGCCGAGAGTGAATAGCCAAACTTACTAGGTGCTAGTATTGCTTGGAATCCCTCAAGGGTTACAGGGTTTTCAGTTTTGTGAATAGTTCTTGCCATTAGCAGAAAAAATAAGTGGAATCAATTACGGATTGTGGTTCTAAATAATTGTTAGACTCCGAATCAGTAATCGGTGGTTCAGTCTCCGCTCCAATTTGTTGAGCGAAGGTAGTAAGATAATTATGATCAGAAAATAAGTGCATATATGTCTCCCTGACTATAGTAGACAGTAAAGACATATCAGTAGCTCTACATAGTACTGAATCATGTATGAGTGCAATAGGTTCGTTAAACCTTTTAACACTTAGGTGTAGTAATGAAGCATCTAGACTATGAATAAGGTTAGGTGCAGTTGCAGCTTTGTGCCTATCTAAATTTACTTCATCTTTATCTCCAGTCGCTACCTTTAATCGGCAACGACCTAAAAGTTGAAGTTCTATAATCTCAAATAACTTCTTCTTGATTTGCTGTGATACAACGAATCCAGAAGGTGTAGTCCATTCAAAACCTGAATGTGTATAAATAACTTTAGAGTAATACAGACCTTTTTGGATCTCCCCTTCTTCATTTTTATAAGGACGTGATTTATCTGGACCTATTTTATATGGACCATTACGAATAGCTCTATTAATTTCGGTTTCAATCCATTTCATAACCTCCATAGGACCGGGAACTACCTGAGACATTGAGTCCCTAACAGCGTTAACAGTTATTGTGAGATCATCTTTGTCTACCTCTATACCTTTTTCTTTGAGTGCGTCCCTGATGTATTGCCTATTACTAAATGCTTTTGCATTGTAAGGAATTGTCATAACTGTGCGTTTCACACATTTTCTATCCCAGATAGTACGTAAGACCTCAGGTATACTAGGCATAGATGTATCAGCTATTTCAGCATAAGCGTCTTGTGGTTTATCAGAAGTCTTAGAAGGTAGTACATTGACGAGTTGTGCTGTACTCTTGTCCCTAGCCAATCCAGCTAATATCTGGAGACCACTACACGTCGCATCTGTAGCTACACATAGACCAGTAGTTAATCTATCCTTCTTTATAATGCAATGGTAATACTCGTCGCAAGCTGCTAAGAACTGCCAAGGTTCCTCTGCTCCTTCCCAATCTCCTGAGTGATCGATTGGGTCCTTGGCTACTCGAGTTATTGTGAGAAGGTTATCTTTAACCCATTGCTGTCTTTCGTCCCATGTATGCTTATCAAGACCATATGTAGTGGCTACTTGGAACGCTAACCATTTATGAGACTCAGGTGTAACTTCCGATTCATCCGCAAATTTAATTAAACTTTTTCCAAAGTCAGTATCTTGCGGTGTAAGGAATGCAGGTATAGGATATGCTCTTCCACGATAGTCGAAACTCCAAGGAATATAGAATACTTTTCTATCCTTAAACTTCTCTACCGCTTCCATAGTCATACGAGTACGACATGACCTCCTTGTCTCTTGAGCTTGCCTATTCAATACCTCGGCAGCTTGTCTTCTATAGTTCTTCCGAGACTCCTTGTTCTCAGCTATATCAACAGGTTTAGGTGGTAGATCATAATGTATTATAGGGAGGAATTTCCCAACACTAATTTCTTTTTCTTGTAAGAACTTAGCAGTTCGTACTATAAAGGGATTTAGTTTATATCCGACCTTCTGTATCTTGTTCAGAAAGTCTAGTGGTG